TAGCTTTTTCTAATACGATAAACAATCTACGTACATTGATTCTATCAAATGCAGAAGGTTTAGTTTGCATTGTTTTATCGCCCCAAAGAACTGTACCTTCACCTTTGAAACTAACAATTGGATTAATACCATTTGAATATAAAGCATCGCGTTCTGCTTTAGTAGGATTATAAGCCAGTTTAACAACATTTTTAATTTGACCACGATTTAAACCGCCTGGTGACCACCATGGATCTCTATCTGCATCAGTTCTAGCACAAGTACCAGCAATATCAGCATTTAAAGGTAGCCAACGATAAACGTCATTATAACGATCATATTGATATTTGTAATTTCCATCCATAACACCGTATGATGAATTAACATTATAACCAGTATTGCGAGCTTGTAAAATATCAGTAAGAATCTGAGTTGTACCAACAACATCAGCAAAATCCGGAGATACGAAACCAATACAATCTTTACGAATTTGACATACATTTTCGATCATATGTTTACCAGTAGCGATATCACCTTCACCTTGCATACAAAGATTAATATCAACGGATTCGTCATCATTAAATAATGCCCAACCAGCAATATAATCAGCAGAAATTGGAGCAACTGAAACACCACCAGCAAGAACAACATCTGTAAGATTAACAGGTGAAATTATAAAACCAGTAGTAGGAGCAACACCATCATATGACTGAACTGTGTCAACATCATTATCTTCTACTGATAAAGCTTTAGCATTACACCAAATGTATTTAGAAGTACGATTGATTAATTCTTGTACATAATTAGTACCACCAACAGTAGAAACTGAATTTTTCTGACGGTTAGCATAGAAACGTTCTACTACTGTACCATCAAAAGTTACAGCAACCCAAATATCATTATCGGCATCAACAGGTGCAAAATCAAATTCACCTTCATATTTCCAACCTGCGAAATGGGCTTCAGTAACAGCAGAAACAGCTATTCTATTACCAAATTTACCAGGGTATTTACCAAAAAAAGCAGGATCAGAAGCTAATAATGCGCCATCTTGAAGATCCCAAGAATCTCTATTTAAAACAACATCAGTTGAAGTAGTTAATGCGCCATCACCAACTATAAAACCAGCGCCTGGAGTTAAATTTGTACCGCCAACAGCATTTAATGTACCAGTACCGATAACACGAATAAGTTGTAATGCATTTGAATAACTTAAAAAGTTAGCTGCTGAAAACCAAGACTTATAATTTGTATCATTTGGTAAACCATAATTTTCTGCTAATACTTTTTCTGATGAAACTAAATGGAATTCATCTACTGGACCCCATTCATAATCACCAACAATTGCGCCAATTGACGTGGCAAGAGCTGGTATAGTTAATGTTAAGTCAAATTCTCTGACCGTAACACCAGCGGATAAAGAAAATCCCATATTTATTTCTCCTAATTAATAATTAAATTCTTTTGTTTTTATTATTTATAATTCCTTGAAATCACACTATTATAAATAATTTATTATACAGGAGATAATATGTACCCAAATTATTTTAATCACTCAACTATTCGTAAAATTATTACCGTTTTTGGTACTATATTTAATGATATAAAAGTGCAGAGACACGATAGTGCAGGTGTAGAGGNTGATAATTTTGTTGTTCCTATTGCNTATGGTCCTAAACGACACTATATTACTAAGNTGAAAGAGCAATCGGAAAGATCTCATACAAATNCAGCAATAACTTTACCTAGAATGTCATATGAATTTACGTCGCTTATATATGACGTTGGCCGTCAAAAGAATCCGCAGAGATATCAGTCTCAGGCTGGAGTTTCGAGCGATTTACGATATAAATTACAGGCAGGCGCTCCTTACAAATTAGGTCTTGATTTAAACATATGGGCCAAAAACACGTCTGATGCTTTAGAGATAGTAGAACAGATTTTACCTTTTTTCCAACCTAATATAAGTATAACCATTAACGACACGGAAACTATACAGAATTTAAAAGATATTAACTTTGCTCTATCCTCAGTTAACGTACCAATTGATTATGAAGGCGATGTTGGAAACGATAGAATAATACAGTGGACGCTTAATTTTGACGCTGATATATTTATTTATCCTCCTGTGTCAGAGCAACGATCAGTCAAGAAAGCTATTACTAATATTATAGATTCAAATGTAAATAAAGATTTAGAACGATTCACATTTTCTATTAATCCACCAAGTGCAGCCCAAGAAGATGTATATGTCGTTGATAAGCTAGTGGAGCTATTATGAATGAATTAGAAAATTTATTAAATATCGAAAGTGANGAAGATTCGTCGCCATACGAAATAGAACTATTTGGATTTTCCTGAAAGAGAATCTGATATAGATCGCGACAAAATATTAAATAATTCTGTTGATGATTTTCATAACTCTAGAGAGAACAATTATACGTTATTACAGAATGCGCAAGAGACATTAAAAGGCGCAATGCAGATGGCCAACCTATCTCCTAATCCAAGAGCGTTCGAAGTAGTAACTCAATTAATTAAAACTATATCTGAATTGAATAATGATCTTATGCAAAGAAATAAAACATATAATGATATTAAGTCGCCAGGTCAGCAAGCAGAAAGTATTACAAACGTACAGAATAATTATTCAATGACTCCCACAGAATTACTTGAAATGATTGAAAATAACGCATAGGAATTTAATATGGCTTCAGTTGAGCATTATAATGGTAATACACAATTATCTAAAGCAGGAACAACTTATACTTATACCCCCGATCAAATACAAGAATACAATCGTTGCAAAAATGATATTCATTATTTTGCAGAGAAATATTTTACAATAGTTCATATTGATCATGGTAAAATGATCATTCCTTTATATGAATATCAAAAGAAATTATTAGTTCAACTGGGTGATACCAGGCATAACATAGTGCTCCAGGGACGTCAGTCGGGAAAGTGTTTAGAAAAAAATAGTTATATAAATATTAGAAACAAACAAACGAATGAAGTGAAACGAATAACTATTGGAGAATTTTATGAAATACAGCAAAAGAGGGCTGCGATGTTCGATTAATAAATTGAAAATTGAAAATCTCTCAGTTATAAGATATATGATGTACTGACAAAATTAATAAAATAAAGATACCTTCTTTTACTAGAACATTCGGCAGCAACTTAATATCTTCTGGATTTTCGTGGCAGAATATGGCCGATTGGACTATTAAATTTAATAACTATAAAGGTCAACGTTCAGAAACACTTGAATATTTAACTATATTATACCAATCAAAAGAAAAAGCCCTAGAACATCGCGCTAGAAAATCTGATCAAGTTAAAGGATCTAATAATCCAGCATATCAACACGGTGGCAAGTTCTCTCCATTTTCTGATAAATTCGTCAAATACCAAGATANCNNTAATATTATATATACTAAAGATGATGTTAGAAAGAAAAAAGAACAAACAATAAAAGATAATCCACAAAATCAACCAACCCATATAGAATATTATCTAAATAAAGGTATGTCTGAGGACGAAGCTAAAGCTGCTCTATCTAAAAGACAAACAACCTTTTCCCTTAATAAATGTATAGAGAAATATGGACCTGAAAAAGGTAAAGAACGCTGGTTAGCACGACAAGAATTATGGCAGGATACTTTAAATGATAAATCAGCAGAAGAAATTGATAGAATAAACGCATTAAAAGGATCTTCTTGTGGATGGGGATTGCAGAAATTACGTAATCCATATTTTAAAAATAAACGCGGCATTGTTTATTTTTTAAGATTTTATAATAAAGATATTGAATTTTTCAAAATAGGTATTACAAGCAAAACAATATCTGAAAGATTTTGGCCAGAAGCTAATTTAAAAGATGGGCTGCGATACGAAATTATAGATACAATTCATGCGTCATTCCAGGATTGTTTTATTTTAGAACAAAGTATACTTAAAGAATTAAGTGATTTGCGAGTTAAAATTCAAGTAGGTTCCTTTTCGTCAGCTGAATGTTTTAAAGAAAAACCTTTTGACATTATACAGGTAGACGAAGATATTTTTAATCAACAACGGACACATATTTTAAATGTTATCTGATACAGTAGAAAGAAAGTTTATTGACACTATTAATGTCGACGATTGGGAAGTAGAAACTGATACTGGCTGGTCTGATATAGATTCAATAAATAAAACCATTGAATATGAAGTA